CATTAGTGCAGATTTAGATGGCGGTGAAGATTTACTAACAGGCGATGAAGAACCAGAAGTTGGCGGCGACACTGCACCGCCAGAAACATCAACAGGTACTGACTTAGGAGGTACGCCAGCAGGCGCTCCAACTGAGCAAACGATATAAATACTAACATGATACTACGAGAATTATTTTATTTTGATAAAGAAACTTTAGAGCCTACTGAGGATAACAGCTATGATCCTACGTATGATGATAGTATCTTGAACTTTGACGACACACGTAAAACAAGATTAACACTGCGTCAAATTAACCGTGCAAGGAAAGCAAGTGAGCTACATAATGTTGAGAAGTCTAAAGAATTAGACTTTATCAGACAGATGTATGGAATAGCAGCACAAGCAGCCGCTGCCGGGGTATAATGGCAAAAATTGACAAGTCTAAACTTACAAAAGAGGAATGGAAAATTCTTCGGGATCGCAGACGTCTTGAAAAAGAGGCTGCACAGTTCCAAAAAGAAAATCAAAAAATAATATCTAATTCTGTTAAAGAAGAAAATCATATATCTGTAAAAGGTAACACTGCTTTTGTGTTAGGCAACGGTGTAAGCAGACAGCCAGTTGACGTTAACGAACTACAAAAATTTGGCCCTATTTATGGCTGTAATGCTCTGTATAGATCATTTAATCCCGACTATCTTGTAGCAGTAGATACAAAAATGATTTTAGAGATTAACAAGTCCGGTTATCAAAAAAAGAATACTGTTTGGACAAATCCAAACAAAGCATATACTAGGATGGAAGGATTTAATTTTTTTAGTCCATCAAAAGGTTGGAGCAGTGGACCAACAGCATTGTGGCTTGCAAGCCAACATGGGTATGATACTATATATATTTTAGGTTTTGATTATAGAGGTTTAGACCAAGGCAAACGCTTTAACAACTTATATGCTGACACTATGAATTATAAAAAAAGTATAGACGGCGCTACTTTTTTTGGTAATTGGTTACGACAAACAAAGTCTGTAATAAAAGATCATCCAAAAATTAACTATGTTAGAGTTATACATCCTGATAATTACAAGCCCGAAGAACTAAATAATTTTGTCAATTTTAATACTATAACTGTGGATGTGTTTAAGAAAATCCATAACTTATAGTTTATCTGTATAAAAACGGGCCGTTTTTGGCCTATTTCTACGCATATTTTCTTCTATTTGTTAAATAATAGTGACAGCCTTACCATAGGTAAAACATTTATAGGAGAAAAGTAATGGCAAATCGCAATAAATTTGAAGAAATGCTTGAGCGTCTCATCAACGAAGATAGAGAAGGCGCAGAAGAGTTATTTCATGAAATCGTAGTGGAAAAATCACGCGATATATACGAATCACTATTAGAAGCAGATCTAGAAGACGAAGAAGTAGATGAAGCTTCTGATGAAGAAGTTGATGAGTCAGACGATGAAGAAGTAGATGAAGCTTCTGATGAAGACGATCTAGACGAAGATTTTAACCTAGACGAATTTGAAGTTGAAGCAGATCCAATGGACATGGATATCGAAATGGGCGGTGACGCTGGTGACGATATGATGGGTGACATGGGCGCAGACGACGGCATGGACATGGACATGGGCGACGAAGGCGAAGGTGACATGGAAGACCGTGTTGAAGATCTAGAAGACGCACTAGACGAGCTAAAAGCAGAATTTGAAAAAATGATGGCTGGCGAAGACGGCGATGACGAAGGCGATGACATGGACATGGATATGGACATGGACGCTGGTGACGACGAAGGTGCTGATGACGATGGTGCTGATGACGAAGAAATGGAAGCTACAGAAGAAACTGACGAAAAAGTTGACGAAAAATCAAGTGATCCAAAGTCTGAAGCAGAAACAATGCGTGAATATGTTGAAAAAGTAACTGCTAAAATGGGCGACAATGGTGCAAACACTAAGTCTCCAGTAGCTGGTAAAAACGATATGGGCGGAACAACTGCAAATATCGCAGCAGGTGGTGATGGCGGCACAGGCGGCACAGCAGGCGGTCTTGCAAATCCATCATCTAAAGAAGATAACGCTGGTAACGTAAATGTTCCTGGCGCTAAAGGCGCAACAAGCATGCGCAACCAACCGGGACACGGTGCTGAAAAGAAAGGCAAAGCTCCAGAAAAAGCTGGTGCAGATAGCCCAATTAACGGTGTTAAATCTCGAGCAAAATAAGGACGTATGAATGAAAAACTTACGAGAGCATTTGACATTCGACCAAGCTAAAATTGTGGTTGAGAATGCCAACGAAGGAAAAGACTTGTATATGAAGGGTATTTGTATACAAGGCGGAGTACGCAATGCTAATCAGCGTGTGTATCCTATAAATGAAATTGGCAGGGCTGTCAAAACTCTCAATGATCAAATTAGCGGAGGTTACAGTGTTCTCGGCGAAGTAGATCATCCAGAAGGCCTTAACATTAACCTAGACCGTGTATCACACATGATTACAGAAATGTGGATGGATGATGCAAACGGTTATGGTAAACTTAAAATTTTACCTACTCCGATGGGACAACTAGTTAAAACAATGCTAGAAAGCGGCGTTAAACTAGGCGTTTCATCAAGAGGTAGCGGAAATGTTTCAGAAGACGGTAGCAATACCGTCTCTGATTTTGAAATAATCACCGTGGACGTTGTGGCACAGCCAAGCGCTCCTGGTGCATATCCTACACCAATTTATGAACACTTAATGAATGCTCGTGGAGGATACAAGGCATATGAACTAGCACAGGCAACAAAACATGACACTAAGGCACAAAAGTATCTAAAGGAATCGTTGATGAACATCATCAACAGACTCCAATAACAAGGAGAACGCAATGATAGATGCACTAAAAACACTTTTCGAAAACGATGTAGTTTCTGAAGACGTGCGTCATGAAATTGAAGAAGCTTGGAATAAAAAAATCAAAGAGAACAAGCAGGCAGCGACTGCTGAACTCAGAGAAGAATTTGCTAAAAAATACGAGCATGATAAGTCAGTAATGGTTGAAGCGATCGATGCAATGATTTCAGAGCGTTTAGCTGAAGAAATTGCAGAGTTTGCAGAAGATCGTAAACAATTGGCGGAAGCAAAAGCACATTATACTATGAAAATGCGTGAAAACGCAAAGTTAATGCAGCGTTTTGTTACAGACACGCTTGGCAAAGAAATTTCCGAACTTCATGAAGATCAAAAAGCAATAGCTGGAAAGTTTGAAATGCTTGAAAGTTTTGTTGTTGATGCACTTGCAAAAGAAATTGCTGAGTTCCACGAGGACAAGAAAGACCTTGCTGAAACAAAAGTAAAATTAGTTAAAGAAGCAAAAACAAAATTTGCTGAAATTAAGAAAACTTTTGTAGAGTCTAGTGCAGAAAAAGTATCTGATCTTGTTGGCAAAAATCTTAAAAGAGAAATTAGTCAACTTAAAGAAGATATTGAAGAAGCACGTAGAAACGACTTTGGTCGTAAACTATTCGAAGCATTCGCTAACGAATACGCAACTAGCCACTTAAATGAAAAATCAGAATCTGCAAAACTTCTAAAAGTTGTTGATCTTAAGAACAAACAACTAGCAGAAGCAGAAGCAAAAGCGGCTAAGATAAAACAATTGGCAGAAAGTAAAGAAGCTGAAATTAATAAAATGAAAGCAATTACTGAGCGTCAAAATACTATCAATGACCTTATTGCTCCTTTAAGCAAAGGACAAAAGGACATAATGATTGATTTACTTGAATCGGTTCAAACAAACAGACTACGTTCTGCGTTTGATAAGTATCTACCGGCCGTTATCGACGGTAAGACACCGGCAAAGAAGGCAACACTTACAGAAGGCAAAGAAGTAACAGGCAACCGTGACGAAATGTCACAATCTAACGTTAGTAGTAAAGCAGATGACAATGTTTATGACATCCGTCGTCTTGCTGGTTTAAATTAAGGAGAATCAAATGTCAGAACTACTAGAAAGTCGCTGGCAGGATACGAAGACAGCACTTCTTGAAGGCCTTCAAGGCACAAAGAAATCTGTAATGGCTGCTACTCTTGAAAATACTCGCAAGTATTTGGCTGAGACAGCAACAGCAGGCGCTACTTCTGCCGGTAATGTCGCAACACTTAACCGTGTTATCCTACCAGTTATCAGACGTGTAATGCCAACAGTGATTGCAAATGAACTAGTTGGTGTACAGCCGATGACCGGTCCTGTGGGTCAAATCCACACACTAAGAGTACGCTACTCAGACACAGTTGGCTCAGGTGCCAGCGGTGCAGTAGCAGGTGAAGAAGCACTTTCACCATTCAAGATTGCTGAAAGCTACTCAGGTGACGGTACAAATGCACCAGCACCAACAGCTTCATTAGAAGGCTCAGCTGGTAACAGACTAAGCATTCAGATCTTGAAGCAAACAGTCGAAGCTAAAACTCGTAAGCTATCAGCTCGCTGGACTTTCGAGGCTGCTCAAGACGCACAGTCACAGCACGGCATCGACGTTGAAGCAGAAATCATGGCTGCTCTAGCACAAGAGATTACTGCTGAAATCGACCAAGAGATTATTTCATCTCTAACAACTCTAGCTGGATCAGCAGTTGAAACATACGATCAAGCAGCAGTTTCAGGTACAGCTACATTCGTTGGTGACGAGCATGCAGCACTTGCAGTTCAAATCAACCGTGCAGCAAACTTGATTGCACAGCGTACACGCCGTGGTGCTGGTAACTGGGCAGTTGTTAGCCCATTTGCGCTAACAATCCTACAGTCAGCAACAACTTCAGCGTTTGCTCGTACAACTGAAGGTACTTTTGAAGCACCAACAAACACCAAAATGGTTGGTACACTAAACAACGCTATGAAAGTATATGTAAACACATATGCAGCAGATAGTGCAGGCGTACTAGTTGGTTACAAAGGCTCAAGCGAATCAGATGCAGCGGCATTCTACTGCCCATACATCCCGCTAATGAGCTCAGGTGTTGTACTAGATCCAGGCACATTCGAGCCAGTCGTTTCATTCATGACACGCTACGGATATGTCGAACTAAGCAACACTGCGTCATCACTAGGTAACGCAGCTGACTACTTAGCACTAGTTGGCATTACAAACGGTAATGTAAGCTTCAGCTAAGATTAGTTGATAACTATTAAAATAGGCCCCGCCGGGGCCTATTTTTTTGACTAAATATTTTTACGTTCATCCTACGGGACGGAAGTAGCATAAAGCGAAGGAACGCACTTTAACCTTTAACGAGGAGAAGTGTTATGGATAGATTCACTTTTTGGTGCTTTCAAAAACTCATCAAACAGCATCATCAAAAAAAAGTTAATTTTTTCTTAGAAAAAATGCAAAAAAGTGGTTGACTTTTGTTGCAGTGATGTTATTATTAATACTGTAGCAAGACGTTGTTACAAGGGTTGGCGCTAATAATCCTGTTTCTAGAGAGGATAAGCGCACTTGTTAGGGGTAGTGCCCGGCGTAGAGTTTGGAGACAAGCAGTGCGCTCACTGTCATACTAGACAGAGCAAGGTGCTAGACGTAACAGATGAAAGGTATCTAGACGTTTAGTTGGAGGTAAACCCAAGTCCTTCACCCACCTTTATTATAAAGCCCGATGCTTAACTGTGTCGGGCTTTTTCCTTTTGTGATAAATACTTGTGTTAAAGAGCGAACCTCTATAACGAGGACTTATGCGGATCCTACCGCGTAGACCCTAGAACGGCAATGTTAAAACAAAAGGAGATATAACATGGGACGCCCACTCAATAAAAGATACTTCGGTAGCCTTGCAACAGCAGACCAACGTGCAGCAGGTACAGAAACTCAAGAAAATATTCGTGCAGAAGCAAACCTAAATACAACTGGTCGTGTTGATGATGCATTTATTGTTTCACAAAAAGGTTCAAACAAATTTATTTTAAGAAATAAAGCTGGAGATGCAAACTCACAAACTGTTTGCCGTCTAGTAAATAAAACAACTGCAAATATAGCCTTAGGTGAAATGGTTTTATTTGGTACTGACGGAACAGGAAGTAGAATTCCTTTGAAAAAAATTACAGCACGTAGAGCTACTGATTATAATAACAATAGATACACATGGGAAGTGCAAGACGACTCTACTGAAACTGTAATTGTTCTTACAGCACTATAAGATAATAAGGTAATAATATATGTCAAAAGTAGTTAGAGTAACAAATGGCAATTATAAAGTTGTAGTAGATAATCCAGGAGATGCATCTGGAGGACTAATAACACTTGACACTACTGGCGGCTATACCACAGACAGAGGTAAAGTAGTGATCACTGGAGACTTAGAAGTCAAAGGTATCACTACAACTGTCGAATCAACTGTAACAACTATTGCAGACAATATTATTACTCTTAATGAAGGGCAAACCGGAGCAGGTATAAGTGCTTCACTAGGATATCAAGCTGGTATTGAAGTTGACAGAGGTAGTTACCCCACTGCAAGGATGGTATTTGATGAGAGTATTCCGTATGTAACTGGTGGTTCTAGTGGGACAGGATCTTGGATTTTTGAAAACAATGCGGGACAATATCTTCCTGTAAGTTTTAATAGTTTAAATTCTCAAGGAACGTTATATATTACTACACCTGGTAGTGCAATTAATGTTGCAGGAACTGTTGATTATGAAGAAAATGTTTTTACATATACAGGCGGCGTAATAGTTGACGGTGGCAGTGGTGTTGTTGTTAACAATGATCATGTACCTAATGCAAAAGCAGTAGTGGATTATGTTGATTATGCACTAGCAACTAACCTACAAGATGCTATTCAGGAAGGTGATACTAGTGTTGCTACTGAAGATTTTGATGAAACAGGAGTAGAAAGTAGAGTTAAAGTTACGGTTGATGGAATAGTAAGTGCAGAGTTCTTTTCTAATAGACTAACACTATCAGACCTACAAATTATTGGTAATGAAATACAAACAACAGATTCGTTAAATCAAAATCTAGTATTAAGTGCTAACGGTACTGGCACTGTAAAAGTAAAAGATGTTTTAGAAATTACTGAAACACCAGGAGATAATGATAGTTTATTAGATCCTACAGCACCAGATGAAGGTATTAAAGTATATTCTAAACCAGAAGCAGGTGGTAATACAGGACTTTATTTTGTAAATAAAGATAATACCACAGATGAAATAATAAGTAGAAATAGATCACTAGTTTTTAGTATGCTATTCTAAAAGGAAACAAAATGGCTATAGTAAATCAAAGACTTACAACAACACAACTAGATATTTTAACTGTTCCGGCAGGTAAATCATATGCAGTAACAAACATTATGGTTTGTAATTCTTACGATCCAGATGCAGTAGATGCTGCTAGTCATGATGCAAAGTTTGATTTACACCTAATACCAAGCGGAACATCGCTAAGTCAAACAAGAACCATAGTTGTAAATCAATTAACTTTACCAGCAGGTGAAACATTTACTTTTGATAGCGAACGTATAGTTCTAGAAGCAGGAGATATAATTGCATTTATAGCAGAACCGGATGTAGGAAGTTCTAATACTGATTTGGCTGCTACAGTAAGTTATTTGGAAGTTTAATGAGACTAATAAAAGGACAAAATACAAACTTACGAAACATCTACGGTAAAGGTGTTAAGTATGATGTCAATGACGAAGTTATTGTTGACAGTACTAACGTAATGCTTGTTCCTAAGGGAACAGAGAACCAACGTCCTGATAATCCTACCAACGGACATATGCGTTATAACACAGACGATAATGAGTTTGAATTTTATCAAAATAGTGCCTGGCGCAAAGTTAGATACAAAGAGCCTAGAACTATTGTACAACAAAACTTAGGTTCTGGTGATGCAGTAGAAACTATTTTTGGTCCATTAGATAATGGCGATACAGATTACCCAGATCCTCAAAACAGCGGAGGATCAACAGACATACTTGTATTTGTAGAAAATGTCTTTCAAATATATGGTACAAATTATACTCTTACACAAAATCCTGGAAATAGATTAGAAGTAACAAGCATTGTAAGCGTTGGAGCTACAACAGTTATAGAAGTATCAGGTACACATGGTTTAACGACAGGTGACCAAGTATACATTAGTGGAATAGAATCAGATATTGATGATGATTTAGAAAACCTAAACACAGATGATAGTTCTTCTCCAGGAAGTCACGGTGTTGTTAGTGCTCCGAGTGCAACACGTTTAGAAATAGCTGTTGATACTACTGGTGCTAACATAGGTAACTATGTCAGCGGAACAGGTTTTATATTAAAAGTTGGCACAAGCACAGGCCCATATGTTCCAGGATGGTATTTGTCGTTTACATCTGCTGTAGACTTAGACAAACCTGTTACAGTGCTACATAATTTCAACAAATAATACTATAAATACTGTGTCAAGGAGATATTAAGTGGCACAAGTAGGTAGAATTTCAGGTCCATTGCTATTTGCAAATTTAGAGCGTAACGGCATTGACCTTGCCTTTAGGAATACATTAAGCGACACACAACTTTTATATTTAAATGTAAACAACGGAATCATTGGTGTTAATAAAGCTAATCCTGGAAATCAGCTAGATATTAGTGGCACTACAAAAACAACAAATTTAATTGCAGAAACAAATGCTCAGATAGCTGACTTTGATATCAGTACAGGACAAATACAAAATTTGTCCGGAGATATTAATTTAAATG